CAATAATAGCCATGAAAAACTGGTGACCCAGTGCCCCCAGCATGATCATGGAAAAACATTTTATTTTTTAATGGATTAACCCCAAAATCAGCATTTTGAGTTTTAGGGTCTAGATTAAACCATCCATTAATATAAAACTTTGTGTCTTTATCTATTTTGTAATATTCTTTTGCCTGGTTCAACATTTGGCTAATGGCATCTTTAAGCTTTTGAATACCAGGATACTCAAATGAAAAAATATTGTAATACTTTCCTAGTTGCGTTGAGGCACCAGTTTCTTTAGAAAAAGCCAAAAGATCTTCGCCTGGGATATTTAAAATATTTTCGTTTAAAAATTTACAAAGCAAGTCATCTAAATAATGATAAAAGTCTTCTAGATTATTATCTAGGTAAGCATCAAAGAATTTATGGCTTGGCTTTGAAGTGTTCAATTTAGAGGTATCCAATGCTGTTCTTCATCCAGTCCAAACTGTTGAATCTCTGACAGCGGAAGAAGATCGTATGCAATAGTTATTCGATCTCCATCCCAGTCCCAATCGCCCATAGCATGAGGGTGTCCCATTTCTGAAAGAATTGCACGATTGTCTTTGTTTATATTTTGAACCTCTTTATCAAAAACAAGGTAATGCGTTACTGATGGTTCAGACTTTACTGAATAATATCCGTGAAAAAATGGAGCTCCTCCAGGACCGTGGTCATGCCAGTCTAGCTTTCCACCAAACTTTTTATTATTTATGTTAAACCAGCCCTGCATCATAAACTGCTGAGCTTTAAAATCTAAACCATAGTGCTCGCAGGCCTCTATAGCCATTTCTTTTATTGCTAATCCAAGGTTATAGATTTCTGGAGTATGAAATTGAAAAACATTATACTGACGCCACTTCATTGTAGAAACACTTTTTGATTCTTGCCAGGATTCATATTCTGTTAATGGGGTAACTCCAACTACTTCAGCATTTTTAATTTTTTCATATCTTAGTCTTAGATCATCTGACAAAACCTGTAAATCATTAGTCAGGTATCTTTCAAAAAATTTGTGTGGCTGCGTTGACTTACTTAGGCTAGGCAGTGGACTTTTCATAAACAACTCTTTTCTATAACTTGATTAAATTATAGCATAACAGTGATTTATTTTGGTCCTCTAATAGGTGCAAATCCAAATGGAGAGAATCCAAAGGCACCAAATGGGGAGAACCCGAATGGAGAGAACCCAAATGCACCAAAGGGGGCAAACGAGAAGGTAGTTGTAACGCTATTGGATGCGCCAGAAGTTCCAGAGTTTCCGTTTGCATTAGTTGCAAAAATAGTATATGTCTGGGCTGTTCCCTGCTCCTGAGAAACGTCAACACTGGTGCTTGCGGTTGTCCCAGTTTTGCTGTCAGATGATGCCCAGGTATAGCCAGAAATAGCCTTTCCACCATTTGCTGGTGCTGTCCACTCAACTCTGTCTACACCTGCTGATGGGGTAGATGCTGTAGGAGCAGTTGGAGTTGCTGGAACAGTGGTGGCTGTAACAGATGCCGAAGCTGATGAAGCAGGACTTGTTCCAGCGGCATTAGTTGCTGTCACTGTAAAGGTATAAGCTACATCTGACTGCAAACCTTCTACTGTAAGTGGGGAAGATGCTCCAGTTGCAGTGAATGCACCAGGAGATGATGTTGCAGTAAATGAAGTAGCAGCATTTGGACCTTGAGCAGTAAATGCTACTGTTACAGCACCATTATTAAATGCCCTAGCTGTTCCAACATCTGTAACAGTGTCAACTGAAGGGGCTGCTGGTGCTAGATAGTCGTTTTGTGCAAGAGATTTCTTTCCTGCTCTTTTATTTGCTGCCATTTACATATCTCCTAAATTTTTGATTAAGCTGACAAGTCGCCGAAAACTACCCAAGTGTTTTCTGCTCTCTTAAATATTGTAGCAGATGACCACTGTGTACGAAGCTTTAGTCCTGGGGTAGCATTAACTGTTACTCCATCTGCCCCTGCAATTGTAACCTGTCCAGCGCCTGTCTGTAGGATATCGATTGATGTTCCTACTGGATAAGCAACAGATGCATTTGCAGGGATAGTTAGAGTCACACCAGTAGCTGAAGAGACCTCTACGAGCTTGTCACGGTCTCCTAGGACTGTTGTGTAAGCACTGGTCTGTGCATTGATTTCAGTAAGAGAAGGGACTCCCTGCTTAACCTGAACCCCGTCAGAGAATTCTACTCCTCCAAGTCTTAGAGTATCGTATGCAGCGTTTGTTAGATCTACAACATTTGATACTGGGTGTGGAACGTTTGAAATAAGCTTCCACTTCTTGCTATCGCTTACGTCACGAATAAGACCAGAGTGCTTGTGGCTACCCTCAGTTCCTCCAACTTCACCTGTAGCAGCAAGGAATCCTACGTCTACAATATCTGTTGTCCAGGCACCGCTAGACATGTAAATTAGTGGGTCTGATATAGCTAGATCTGTTGCATTAACAGTTGTGGTTGTTCCACCAACAGTAAGGTTTCCAGTGATAGAAAGATCTGCAGTAGTTGTTGTTCCTGTAAATGTTGGGCCATCCAGTGGTGCCTTAGCATCTAGCTGAGTCTGAATTGCAGAAGTTACGCCATCTACATAGTTTAGCTCTGTAGTTGAAAGAGTTGCTCCGTCAAGAATGTTTAGCTCTGCTGCTGAAGAAGTTACGTCAATAATGTCTGCTGCATTTACTGTTACAGTATTATCTGCTGCAGAGATAGTCTTATTGGTCAGTGTTTCTGTTCCAGTCTTAGTTGCAAGAGCTGCGGTGTCTGCAATTCCATGAACGTTAGTGGTATCTGAGTTGTGGGTGGTAAGGTTACCATCTAGAGTTGTGTAGTTTGAGCTAACTGTGCCAGATAGTGTTGAGAGGTCTCCCTCTAGGTCACTTACCGCAGACTCTAGGGCTGTAACGTCTCCCTGCAATGTTGTGATGTTTCCACCATTAGTTCCAATTGCAGTTTCGGCGTCATCTAGTCTTGTGTCTAGTCCTCCAACAGCACCTTCGAGAGCTGTAATATCGGCTCCTTGAGCATCAAGGTCATCGCCGATAGTTGTGAAGAAGTTAGCATCATCATTAATGGCGGCGGCAATTTCATTAAGAGTATTTAGGGCAGCAGGGGAGCCATCGATGATGTTTCCTAACTGGTTTACTGGAATATTTCCAGTGCCATCGAGAGTTGCAACACCATTAGCGGCTGCTCTCTGAGTTAGTGGGATGTAGTCGTCTAGGCTACCACCTAGATCATCTATGGTTAGGAAGTAATCAAGGTTTGACCAAGTGTTGGTTCCATCACCAATCTTAAACTTGCCACTGTCGGATTCAAATCCGATTTCACCAGCGCCCAAAACTGGGTTTGCTGTTGTCCACTGTAGCGCAGTTCCTCTGCGCTGTTGCATTCTAGTTGCCATTTATAATAATCTCCTAATGGGTTCTTCCCATACTCTTTTAATTATACTAGCTTTTAATTAAAATTATCCACTGGAGTTCCTCCATCGAGTACGATAGACCATACTGTTGTAGATGGACCACCGCCGTCAACTGGAGATCCTTGTGGGTCATTAAAACTTCCACCGCTTGTAAAAGTGGTTACGATAAGTCCATTGCCATCAATTGAAGTATCGTGGATGTGTTGTGGGATATTTAGGGTATCGTCAACTGTTGCAACGGTCATCCAAGATCCACCGTAGTATACATTGACTCTTTGTGTTAGTGTATCAAACCATAGAGTTCCATTGTCTGGCGACTCAGGAGCTTCTGGCCCTACTGGCATTCCTCCCGTAAGTTCGTCAACATATGACTTAGTTACAGCATGGTTTGCTTCAGTTGGAGCACCAACTGTGACAGCGTCACCGAAGACACCGCCTTCTGCAACCTGCAGTCCTTTTTTGACTTTAAAGTCTTTATTTTCTATAGTCATGCTGTTACCTTAACCTTATTAAGCTAGTAATGTTCCCATAACAGTTACCGAAGAGTTGTTTGTAGGAGTTACTAACAGGTTAACGTTAGCTCCAACAACTGAGGCACTTATTGTGGAAAGAGTTCCATTTGTTCCAACTATTGCATATTCTGTAATAGCTACGTTGTCTGATGTATCTAGTGTTAGAAGAACTTCAGAAATTTCTGTATGAGTTCCGTAAGCAACCTTTACCAAGAACTTGGCAGAACGGTAATCAGCCTTTGCAAAAGAGTAAGCTGTAGTTGCTGTAGCTGCTGTAGCAGATCCTGTAGCAGCAACCTGAGTTGCAACAGAGTTAAGATCTACTTCTGTAAAGTTTGGAACTACTGCCTCAAGTGCGTCTACTGCTCTTGCATCTGTAAAGTACAGGTTTGTGCCCTCAGAAACATCGTCAGTGTCTAGGCCAGTTACAGAGATTGTTGCTCCTGTAATGTCAATGTTTGCACCTGCAGTTAGTGTGTCCTGCTTTCCAGCAGCAATGTCCTGTAGGTCAGAGATGATGTCTGGGTTATCCTGAAGTGCTGCAGCCAACTCGTTTAGAGTGTCTAGAGTTGCTGGTGCAGAATCAACTAGGTTAGATACTGCTGTTGCAATTCTAGCAGTTACTGTGTTTCCAGCTGTACCGTCAACAGTCGCATCACCGATTAGCTCATCTGCGTAATTTCTTGCATCAGTCTCGGCAGTAGCTGCGGATCCTGCTGGGTCGTAGTTAGCTGCAAGACCATCTGCGTAGCCTTCGGCTGCAGCCTGAGCTGCTGCTGCTGCTCCTGCTACTTCGTAGTTTCCTGCAAGACCATCTGCATAATCTTCTGCTGCTTCTTGTGCTGTTGCTGCTGCACCATTTGCATCGTACCAAGTGTCTACAGTGGTGCGATCAATTTCAATTTGGCTGGTGCCGTCAAGTCCAAGACCTGTTCCAAGATTAGCATCAATGTAACCAGTTGATGAATTGTAATCAATACCAGTTCCTGCAGCGATGGCTCCACGAGCACGTGCATCTGTAAAGTAAAGGTTTGTGCCTTCTGCAAGGTCTGTAGTGGTAGAATCTGCAACACCGTTTTCTGCGGTAATGGTTAGACCATTCTCATCACCAGTAATAGTAATGTTTGTCTTAATCGCATTGGTAATAAGGTCTGCTGCAGACTCCTTGGCACGAGTGTCAGTAAAGTACTGGTTTGTTGTACCCTCTTCAATATCATCAGTGTCAAGAGTTATGCTTCCACCTAGGGCAGTTGCAGAACCGTTAATTGTAATTGAGTCATTTACAAGTGAGGTATTAGCAATATTTGAAAGGGTATTGCTTGAAGCATCAATTGTCTTGTTAGTAAGAGTCTGAGAGTCAGATGTTCCTACAACATCACCAGTTACACCGTGAACACCAGTTGTAACGTCTGAGTGAGTTGAAACTGCTCCAGCTGCCTCATACCAATCATCAACAGTTGTGCGGTCAATTGAAACCTCAAGACCGTCTACTGTAATACCAGAACCTGCTGTTACAGATCCCTGCCCAGAGAACTGTGTCCATGACTGTCCCGTAAAGTCAGTTAGGTAGTGGTTTCCCTGTACCCAAGAAGTTGACCCGTACTGGGTTCCTTCCATAACGTAAACAGCTGCACCAATTAGTTCGCCATAGGCGTCAGCATCTTCTGAACGAGTAAGTGTCCAAGATCCGCTAGTGCTGTTATAAACATAGATACCAGGACTTGTCGCTCCAGTTAGAAGAAGTCTGTATCCGCTGTCTGCATCACCTAGTACGTCGTGACCATCAACAATTAGCTGGGTAGCTCCGCTGCCAGATAATACTGGAATTGCTGCGTCATAAAGAAGATTTACCGACTGCTTCCATGTAAGACCAGAAATTGCATTGTCTACGTATCCGTGGGTAGCAATTTCATTCTCTGCTGAGGCAGAACCGTAATAGGCTGCTCCATCTGCATTAAGAAGAATATCTCCATATGTTGATGTAATTTGAACATCAGATTCTGCTGCTACTGTCTTTAGGTGTAGGTCTCCCTGATTAGCCTGGACATCAAAGTCGTGGCTTACTGCACGAACAGCAATCTCTCCTTCGTCTGAAATTGTTACACCATCTGTAAAGTAAAGTGTGTCAATGATTCTCTTGTTTGAAAGGTCCTGATCATCAGTAGTTCCTACTACATCTCCAGTTACCCCGTGAACTCCTGAGGTTAGACCTTCGTGTGTTGAAAGATCTGCCGCTACATCTCCTGCAGCACCTGCTGCATCGTATGCTGCTGCAGTTGCATCTAGAGCACGTTGGTTGGTAAAGTAAAGGTTTGTTCCCTCTGTTACATCATCTGTTGTGTATGTAAGATCAATGTCTGCAATTGCACCAGTTACATACTCTTTAGTAGCAACTTCATTTTCTGCAGTTACAGGGAATCCAATGTGTACTGGTCCATCTTCAAAACGGATGTGTCCTGTAGTTGAACCAATTACAACATCTCCAGTTGCATTTAGACGAATATCATCTGTTGAGTTAAGTCTAATGTCTTCAGCATTAATCTGAACATCCATACCATCAATGTTCTCAATAATGAGATCGCCATCATCATAAATACGACCTATTGAGCCAATGCTAATTTCATTTACTGTGATATCTCCTGCAGCAAAGTCTCCGTTTGCATCACGAAGGACTAGGGTGTCTGGGGTATTTTCAGAAACACCAGAACCACCAACTTCAGCGATAATATAGTCAATGTCTGCCTGTGCTTTGGTAAGAATGTCCTCACCATTAATGGTACCTGTGGTACCTTCAACGACCAAGCCATGCTTGACCTTAAAATTCTTGTTTACTGTTGCCATTTTTTATCTCCTAGGTTATGCCTTAAGTCCAATACGTGCGTAACGTAATGTAACTGGCTTTACGACTGAATCTGGGGTAAGCGTAATTGCTACGGTATTTCCAGTCTTAGAGACGCTAATGGTGCCCATATTCCCATTGGTGTCTATTGTTCCATATTCAGAGACGCTAACATTTGTACCGTCTACCAAAATGGTTAATTCTGTTGCATAAAACTTATTGTCTCCGTTAGTTGTCTTTGAAATAGAAATAAGATACTTTACCATTCTCCATACAGTTGCATCAAAGCTATCAACGACTGTTGGATTTTCAATTTGAGCTATGGAGTTCTCATTGTTTCCACTTGTACCAAGGTCGGTTGCCTGGGAGCTAAGGGTATCAATCAGATCAACGTAGTCTTCTTGAGATGGACGATCTCCCGTCTCAAAGCGTGTTTTTACATAAGGGATAGAGGTTCTTGCCATGATTTAATTATAATGGCTTTTATGATAATTTATTTTATAATATGTAGTTGCTGTAGCCAATAATCTGTATTCCAATTCCAGGAATAGTGTTTGCACCGTAGCCTGGAACGGTAATATTTGTTAAACGAATTCTAAACGGAACTGTTTCTTCAATTCTAACAATTCTTCTTGAAGGATTAATAGAAAATCTAGGATATTGCTTTGTTTCTATTTTTTTTGTTATGTTTGACTTATTTGCAATTACTGCTGTTGCCATTAGTCAGTTACATCCTCAAGGATTACCATGGCACCCTGAGCTACCGTCCAAACAATCTCATTTTGTGGCAAAGAAAGCTGTATATCGAAAATATCTCCAGTCTGTAGCGTCTGAGTTTGAGCTGCTGTTAAAGATACTGTAAATTCACCAGGCAAGTCGTCTGCGTCGGCAGCTGGAGTAAGGGTAAGAAGCACAGTTGCGCTGTCAGTCATGATTGGTGGAATAACTGGGTTTGCTGGACGTTTCATCTTCATTGAAATTGTCCAGTCCGCAATATTTAAGGGCTGACGATCATCGTCTGTAACGTATACTCTAAATGCAGCAGTGTCTCCACGAACAACGGTCCATGTGACAAGTGGTGGATTATTTCCAACGGAATAGGATGAAGCGGATCCTCTAGTAGTTGCCATGATTGTTATTATACCACACTAAGCTAGTCCAGCTTTAAGTGCACCCCAAGTTCCATTGCCCTTTGCTTCGACAATAACAAGTCCCTGCTCTGCTGCGTGTGCAACAACGCCAACCGCTCCTCCAACATCCTGAGTAGCAGTCAATCCTCCAGAAGATCCTGCATAAAGAATATTTCCAGCAACAAAACCAGAAGTATTAATATTTTCTAAAATTCCAGAAACAACGACAATGCCGTTTGCCCCATTGCCAATTGAGGTTTTAGCTAAACCAAGAATTGGCTGGGTAGTTGAAGAAGTTGCTCTGCTTACTGTGGTTGCACTTGTATATCCAGTTACAAATACTGGATCTCCTGCAGAAATTGATACACCGCTGTTATTTAATACTCTAATTTGAGAATATGAAGATAGTGGAAGGACGGCTTCAAGCTTGTCCACTAGATCCTTTATGTCCCCATGAACATTAACTGGGTCGTCAAAAAGTGGGTAGGGAAGGTCGTAATTTAAAGATTCTCCAGTAGCCATAAAAATAATTATATCATGCGAATGTCAAAACAGCCTAATATGCCAAACAACAAGAGCTAGTAGACAAAAAATAATAAACTAAAAATCTTGCATTTTTCTACTTTTATCAAATGTGAGGAAGCTTGTTAGGGTGTACCTGATGGCTCCTTCTATTTTAGTTACCCCGTGCATATGATCCGTAGTTGCTGGGTGAATAGCTAGCTTGCCTGGCTCAGGAGTTACAGAAAAGTTATGTTGTGGGTAAAAGGTAATCCCGCCCTCAAAATCATTATTTAGGTAGATGACTATTCCGTACTCCCTATGCTGATGATTATGGTGATCTGGAGTATTTTCCATATTATCAGAGTGTGGGGTCTGCTCCATTCCAGGAAACCATCTAGTTAATGCAAGGATGTCTGAGTAAATTTCGGTCTCAATACCATAAGACTCTTTTGCAGTTTTTAAAATTCTTTCTTTGACATTATTTAAAAAAAATCCTAAGTCTGGAATATTCTTATTGATAGTAACAGCATTTATAACTCTGCCGTCCCAAAATCCATTTCCAACATCTCCCCAAAGATCTGTATCTTTAGCAAAATTTAAAATGTTTAAAGTCTCTTCTTTGGTTAAAAAATTTGGAAATTCTTTTGCTTTTATTTCTTCTACCATTTGTGTAATGGACACTCCGCTTTTGCTAATTTTGTCTTTAATACCATAAAGCATCCGCACTGCTTGCATTGTTTTGTAGGGTTTATTAGTTCTGGGCAAGATTCGCAAATAGAAAATCTTTTAGTTGATACGGCTGCGTCCACGTACTCAGTTTCTGGATTAAGCAAATCCCAGGGGCGGGTCTCGCCTAGATTTTTTTTCCACTTAGCCCATGGTGATAACTCTGACATTATTCGCTTACTGGAGCTATAAAGTTTTCACCATCGTAGGTCCAGCCAAACTGAACATCTGGAGTATCTGTAGACTCTATAACTGTTGGGCTTGAAGATAATCCAGCCCAGAGTCTTTCATAATTTGGAGCCACGTCAGGAATGTGGAAAGTTGCAACAACATCCCCATCAACAACAAATGCAAAAATTTTAGTTTGTACTTCACTCATACTATTCTCCTTAGAAAAAAATTATAGCACATTAACATGCCCAGCTGCCACCAAGGCAAACACATTCTGGGTATGGTCTTGGAGTAGTACATCCAGGTGGTGGAGGCGGTGGTGGTGGTGGAGGCGGTGGTGGCGGGGGTGGCGCAACACAAGATATAAAGACCTCATCAACTAAATTATTACATTCGTCATACCAGAATCTAATATTTGCTGTTCCAGAAGGGCATCCAAAGCCAGGCCCTGTTCCAACTACAGAATAAACATTTGTTCCAGAACATGCTGGCGGTGGTGGCGGTGGTGGTGGAGAAGAAACAAAATTATAAAGACTAAAAGCAACAACAGTAGAATAATCAACTAGGGTGCTTGCTGATGGATTTTGTGATGCAACTAGATTATCTAGTGAGGATGTTCCAGTATCGACATCGATACCCAAAGAATATTCTAAGCCGCTAGCTGATAAAGCAGATATCGCAGCAGAGGAAGAAAGTCCAGATAGGTCTGGTACTAAAACCATTCCTTTTGCAGATGCATAATAGCCGAATGCATTTATCATTGCAGCTCCTAAGCCTTCAAGTCACCGATTAAATGCCACTCGTTTGTGCCAATTTTTGTCAGCATCGCTCCAGAATATTGCGTAGAAATTTTCGCATTATTATTTTTGCTTCTAATGGTTACACCAGATCCAGAGACAATGACGATGCTCACCTCTCCAGAACCATATCGAATAACCTCAAGTCTTGCACCAATAGGAATTGCAGCTACAGAATTAGCTGGAATAAGCAACTCTAGATCTGAAGAGCTGTTCATCTTAATCATCTTATTCGCATCGGCAGTTGTAATTGTATAAGATAAAGTTTTTTCATCAATAGAAATATTCTTGTAGTCTACCCAAGCGCTGTTGTGGTAATACTGTATTTGATTAATAACGTTGCCATTAGCATCCTGACGAATAAATGCAACAATGCCATTTGTTGGAGATGTTATTGCTGCGTCTCTTGCTGCTGGGTTTTGAAAATTATTTACCCCTGCTTTTGCAGACACAACTGAGTTAAAAGAAACACTTGAAGAAAAATTGTGGGTACCAGTCCAGCTATAATTTGCAGAGGTGCTAGCTAGACCAGCGGTTGGATACCAGGTGTCAGTAGCAGAATCATATATGTAAGCTACCTTAGAGTCAGAAGAAAAAGTTGTCATGCCTGATAACTCCAAACTTGATATTCGCCAGTATCAAAAGTTCCAGTATCAGAAAGAGTTAGTTGAACTGACGTAATTTCATTTGTATTCTTATAATATCCAAAATATGGACCTTCAGCAGTATCTGCAATAGTTGATACTGGCTTTAGAAAAGCTGCTGTGTTTGATAAGTCTACTTCAATTGTTAAGTCTTGAGTTGCAGTATTGGCAAATGTTGGAGAAGAAAGTCCAGAAGCAGATATTAGCCCACCAGTATTTACATAGTTCGGTCCTGAGTCAGAATTAAACCTGATTACTAGACCCAGTTCACTTCCAGTGTTTGAGTGTCCCCAGTCTTTTAAAACAACGTAAAACTTTTCTCCAGAAATTCCAGTAACAGAAAGTGAAGATCCAGAAAGAGTTCCAGAGCTAAGGAGTTGCCAAGTTGGATTTTGAATTACTGGGACAACGCTATCTGAGTCTACCCAGATAAAACCGTCTTCTGGTGATGTTGGCTCTGTAGCAGAGTAGTCTGACCCAATACCAGTAGACTCTACAGAATCTAGTCTTGTGTCTAAAGCCTTAATATGTCCTGCAACAGAGTTTGCAACTAATGCACCTTCATTTGCTGGTACGGTAGAACTACCATAGTGGTACAGCTTTAGAGCTGCCTGTATGTCAGCAGCATCATCGTACCCTGGAATTTGTGTCGGGTATACGGAGCCAATACTTTCAGAAGCCATAAACTATCACCAGTTCAAATTATACCATAGTAATTAGCAGGTGAATTGTTTTTTGACCAGCTAGATCTTGCCAAGCACCTGAGTCATATTCTATGGCACTAAAAGTTAGTGGCAATACGCTCTGGTCGTCTACAATAATAATCTCAGATACTGTCGTAGAAAATGACACTGGATTTTCATTAATTATGTTTGCTTGAACATTAAAGTTTTCAGCTGGGACGTCTCCAACTAGGCCATCTGGAACAATAAGTGATACTGGGATATTGACAGATGCACTCCCGTCAACAAAATTTCTAGAATAGTTTTCGCTATGGGTGTTTGTAGTTAATTTAAATATTTTGACCCATGATGGAGTTCCCCCATCTGCTGATATATACTGATAAAGAAACTGATACTCGCTATCTGTTGGCGATGCATTAATATATGTATCGTATGCCTTAAGATCTTCTGGCAAGGTTGAGATTTCGTCTGGCTTTCCTAATCCATAAAAAATTAGACTTCCACGGTCACCCTTAGGGCCAAAGTCTACATCTACACTTATTTCTGCGGGGCCGCCAAGAACAGTTAGATCATCTGATGATAGAATTACTTCTGCCATTAGTCACCAGACATCCTGGTTACATCTGCACGTACCGTAATGTCTCCAGTTAAGAGTGTATAGATCTTATCTGCTGATCCAGCGACTGGCTTTTTTATTTGAACGTCATAGACATAATTTGTGCCTGCTGTAAGAGTCTTTCCAATACCGCCTGGGATTAGGCAAGATATTGCTCCATCGCTAATTGTTGCAACGCATTCATACTGTGTAGCCCCTGCGCCACGAGCTGTTGCAATAAAAAATTTAACAGAGTAGCCTGTTAGATCAAAGGCTGACCCATTGGTTGTTTTGGGGTAAATGTTAAACTCATACAGGTCGCCCTGATAGTATCTAATGTTGTAAGTACCTGGAAATGCCATATGGATATTATAGCACGACTAAGAGACTGAAATGTCGATTGATTGCATCTGTACCAAGGCATTAAGGTCTGTTCTAATTTGTGGGACAGCTCCACCAAGCCTGATAAAATCATTCTCAACATAAAACTTTTGAGTGATAGACATTTCATACTCAAATTGGTACTTTAAAGTTCCAGCAAAGCTTACTATGGAGGTTTCTGGATTTGGAAAGTAAGTCCTAACCCATAGCTCAGTGTTGCTAGAAAAAGTTTCAATCAGGAACGTATAGGTCACAATAACCTGTGCTCCCAACTCTAAGCCTTTTAGGTTTATCCTTCTAGACTCAGGATTATAAAGGCTAACGGCACCTCTTGGTAAATACTTTTCTATTGTTTTTGATTTATTGAGATCTATAGACACCTGAACCCAGCCATCAATTCCATTATCTGCGCCTAGCTTTATCTGTTGCTGATCTTTATTAACATACTTTGCCCAACCAGCATCCTGTCCAGAAACTGGAAGATAGCTTTTTCCATCTTTTCCTGGATCGCCCTTTAAACCATCTTTTCCTGGCTCACCCTTTAAACCTGGCTTTCCTGGCTTGCCTGGCTCTCCTGGCTGTCCAGGTTTTCCTGGAGTCCCAGGCTCACCCTTAGGTCCTTGAGGGCCTTGAGGTCCTGGCAATGGAATATAAGAAGATTCAATTTCTTGCTTTTGAACTTGTTCTGCTAGCTTAGCGTAGTTTGATTTTTTGTTAGATGGAAAGTCCATGCTTTTGCTAATGGCCATGCCAACCCCTACTTTGTTGTTTTAAAGATCTTTCCAGCAACCTTAATTACTGGAGGTATTACTGGAGGATTATTGGAAATTTTAATAACTGGCATTATAGACTTCCTGACACATCCCCAAAAACAGTAATTGTGCCAATTAGAGGAGTCCATACAGATCCATCTACAACAACCTGTAGGTCAAAAGCTAGTTCAGCTACTGTGGAGTTATAGCCAACCCCCCAAAACTCAGTAATTTCAGCTGGGGCTGTAATAATGACATAGCCCTCACTGGCTTCTACTTCTAGCTCATCTAAGATATCTCCACGGAAGTCATAGCTGGTAGCAGTAAACTGCCAGTCAGAGGTATCAAAAGGTGTAGATTCATCATTTTCATAGAAGTCTACTCTTAGAGAAGCGGTATCCCCTCTAACTACCTGCCACTTAATATTTGCAGGATTAGCGCCAAAGATTTCAGGAGAACAAGACATATTAATATTATACATACCAATATAAACAAAAAGCTAGTACCTGAAGCGGTGGGTATGAGAGACTCACTTCAAGTACTAGCCTAACTAGTATATCAAATAAAATAAAATAAATTGTAAAAGTCAGGAAAGTAAAGGGTTGTTATAGAAAGTTTATAAAATCGTTATAAAAGAGTTATAGAAATTTGCCTACTTTACGAACAAAAATCTGGTACAGTGTATATATTAATAAATTACTTTATATACTTAATATTTATATATAGTATATACTTTATCTTTATATCTAGATATCTTATATATTATATATATAGTAGATTATAGTTTATTTACTATTAGAAGACAAGTGATCAATTAAAGTGTCAAATATCTTGTCTATTTTGGTTTCTAGCTTATTGTACTGAGAGTCCATCTTTTTCTCAAGATCGCCTTGCTTTGATTCAAGTCGGGTTATTTGATCCTTCATACTAGATCCACTATTAGGTCTAAGTTCGTCAAGATAATGTTTTACGAGCCAGCGGATAAACATAGCTACTGAAGTTATAATTGTTATAATTCCAACTGCGACTGCAACCCAGGATTCTGCTGACATAATAGAATAATTATACCTGGATTTTTTTACATTTATAACTTCCAAAACGGATATTCTGTTACCCAAATTGGTAACGAATATCTGTCTTCATTAATTTCTTCTACGACGTGCCTATATTGGTAAGGCTTTGATGGGAATATTACAAGATCTCCTGGTTGAGGTGTGTATTCATAATTAAGCTCTGGAAACTTAAGCTTTCCACCAGATGCCATGCTATTTAAATAAATAACTCCACCATACTTAAAGTGCAAGTTTACTCCACCATCTGTGTCTACATGTTCTGCAACTATTGCACCCTTAGATTGTTTTGCTAAAAAGAAACTGCAAACCATTAAATCTTTTTTATTATTATAGATTTCTTTTGCAGTTAGTTCGACTCTTGGAAATATGCTTTCCCTAAGAATTGGTTCAATATCTTTTATCTTATCTAGCGTTAGCTCCGAGCGTTCTTTATAGTACCCATCTTTACCAAAAATAAGAGTTTTTCTAACCGTATCTTGCATGTCATCAGCCATATAAATATCTGGGTTATTCTCTATATAATTAATGAATAGACTTATTTCTTCCTGAGATAAAAAGTTTTTAATAACCTTGATCTCTTCAATTCCCATATCAGACTCAAACTTCATATAATAAGTTTACCATAGAAGCCGATAAATGATATAATTAAATTATGACAAAAGACGAGCTTGTTGAGATTATGTCCAATTCTGTTGAGGAGACAAACAGAAGGCATGCGACTAGCAGGAATATGCCAATGGATGAGTATGAGGTTTTGGCTAAATGGAACCGCCCTAACCTGGACTATACAAACGAAATGATCGTTGAAGAGCTCGTTCGAAAAAATATAATTTCGGTCGAATAAAGCTCGATTTTAAATTCGGCGGAATAGAGATACCAATGCACACAAACCCACAATATGTGATATATGTGCAATATTCCTAAGTATCCGAGATATGCTATAATCTACATATGGGAGACGTAACTTTCTTTGATCTATTTGATCCTAACCAGCCTAGGTCTGACAAGGAATTAATCGAATCCCGCCTAGCTATATGCAATACATGCGAATGGTTTGACAAGCGCCTGGTTAAATGTCGTAAATGTGGTTGCTTTATGAAATTGAAAAGTACGCTTAAACAGGCGGAATGTCCGATTGGTAAATGGTAATGTATAGAGACGAAGTAATAGCATTAATGACAAATGCTGTAAATGACATGAATAGAAAAAGAGCTATTGAAATGGGTATACCGTCTCAGGGGCTTGAAGATAGTATTCAGGCAATGCAAGATGAGTTAAATAATGTCAACGGTATGCTATATGACACATTGGTTGACAATGGAGTTATAAGGACTTAAAGTCTTTATTCAGGCTGTGGAGTTTGTTTTCCACAAGTACAGTTTCCGTTACACATAGTTATATGATACACTATAATCATGGAAGATATTCTTAATTTTAAACCCTTTGTGTCAAAGGATTTCCTACCCCAAGAAATTTACGATGTAGTGTATGATGCTGTAAACTCTCAAATTGCTAAGAACTTAGCCGAAGGCAAAGATGCCTATGCAGAACCTTTTAGTAAGGCTGTATGTGAAAACAATGGATTTATTATCTTGTTTGAGTGTGTTCCAGAATATGTGTATGACTTCCTTAAAGAGAAGATGTCAGAAGCCTTTGGAGTAAAGGCAGCTAGACCAAATTTGCTTTTTGCTAGATATACACACGATTCTGGATTTGCTCCTAGGCTATTGCCACATGCTGATAGAGCTGTAAAGACTCAGTCTATTACTATGACAGTTGAGCTAGATTCTACACTTGATTGGGATATTTATGTTCAAGATGATAGATTTAAGCTAGAAAAGAATTCAGCAGTGTTTTTCTCAGGATCTCATCAAACACACTTTAGACCACACCAGGAGTTTAGTAAGGATGATTATTACGATATCCTGCTAGTTCAAGGACCTATTGATGCACCAGATCAGGATGAAATGACTAACGAAAATCACTTCAATGATATGGACAAGAGAGCTGGACATTTTATTACTAAGTACAGTGATGTCTTAGAAGGATCGCTAAAGGGTGCAAAAAACGTCAATGAATAAGCATGATGCGCTGTATAACTTTAAACCTGTCCTTATAGATAATGTCTTTACTCAGGAAGAATATGACTCTGTTTATAACAGCGTAAATGCTGTATTCCCTCAAGAGCTAAGCTCTGATGTACCCCCAGATTCTGGATACTTTAATGCTGGAGACATAGGCTATTTTGCTTATACTAGAGGATTCGAAGATATTGTTTATAAGAAGCTACTAGAGCTTACTAAAGAATATGGCAACATGGATGCTATTGAACCTAGAGTTCACTTTGCAAGATATACCACAAAAACAGGATTTCCTCCTATGCTAAGACCACACAATGATCTAGGTGTTGAGACATCTGCACTTACATTCTCTGTTCAGCTAGATAGTACATTTGATTGGGAGCTATGTGCTGTAGACACTTGCATTACCCTCAAAAAAAATCAAGCAATGCTGTTTTCTGGATCTCACCAAATACATTGGAGACCAGTAAAAGAATTTGGTCCAGACGACTACTTTGACATTATGGTATGCCAGATGTATCTGGACAATGAAGGATTGACACAAGAGCATCAGGACAAGATGTTTGAGCTTAAGCTAAAAACCATTGAAAAGTACTTCCAGCTATTCCCAGAAATGGTCAATAATTTGCCTAGGGATATTAATATGGCGAATATGCGCAATGTTAAATAACAGATATTACAATGGAGACGCTGCAGAGGCCTTTCTAGCCCCTGAAAGTATTGACCTATTCATAACACATCCACCATACTTTAATACCCACCACGATGCGTATGGCAATGCTGAAGACCAATTACAGAACACCACCAAAAGAGAAGTTTTTGTAGATAAGATTATAGCTGTTATCAAGCACATGGAGATGGCTTTAAAGGATGATGGCACAATCCTTATCTTATTTCCAACAGATGAGAATATCTATAGAATTATTGAAAAGATCAATACAGAGACAAGCTTGAAATATGGTCCATTGTTCTTTTGGGATTTTACCAATAGCCCTCATGTCAAAGAAGTAATTGGCAAAGAGAATAACATTATCTTAAACCTTCACAAGGGTTCTCAGATGGTTAATACTAGCTATAAAGTAGACACCCACACTTTAGCATACCCCTGGATTCTTTCCGATAAATTAAAATCAAAAAGCCATGTCGCATTTATTAACGATTCAGCACCAGAAATAATTTATGAAATATTGATCAATAGATACTCTAAGCCAGGAGATGTCGTAGCAGACATTATGGCTGGAACTGGTTCTGCTTTAGCTGTAGCCAGAAGACTAGGAAGACAGACTGTTTACAATGACGTATCTCCAGAACAGTTAAAGCTCGCAAAAATAATAATAGATGATGAGCCAGAGCTCGAAATAGACTTAAGAAGAAAAGAGGTTATCGACCTAATGACCAAAGAGATCATAGAAATGAATATTCAGCTAGCCAGCAATAAGTCGATAACTGATGAACAGGCTAAGGAGTATGCTCAGCAGACTGCTCCAGAGCTTAATAGGGTTAATGGGATTTTATTTGATCTGCTTATGCAGCATGGGGTTATTAAGTAAATACCGCCAAATCTGAAAAAATTTTTAAAATAGCCAAAATCTGAATATTTTACAATTGTGTATGATACAGAAAAGAAATAAAAAAAGCAAGTAAGATTAGTGAGCACTCACCCGCCTTTTTTTGTAAGCAGTAGTGCCACCATTTTTGTGAACACTACTGCCACCTTTTGTTTATGCGACTACTGCCAAGCCTAAGTTTTTTTGCTTACGCAATTCCCCACACTTGACTAGGTCGTGTCCCTTGTTCCATTGCTTGCGGTCAAGGTAGTAGCTCAAGAAAGTTTCCTGAGTGTAGTGGCAGTTAGTACAAGCAGTCTTGCGATACATTGTTGTTGTCATTAGTTATTTTCCTTTTCATTTATTGCGATTGTTAGTGAGGTAATACCTGAGATAGCATTGTCAAATTCTTCCCAAGTGTCAAAGGTTAGTGTTATCATTAGTCATCTCCTACAATTTCAAATTCTTCTTCCTGAAGTTTAGCCTTGATTTCCATAATCAGCAAGTCCCTAAAGTTGATTCTATCCTTAGCGTTTACCTTGAAGGTCATTTCGGTCATCTCAGTCATAACCTCATCCACTATGTCTATTACTCGCATTTTTCTAGCCATTTGTTTATCCTTTCTAATCTAAACCTAGCATAACCTACCGACATTTATACTCTGTAAACACTTACAACATCTGCCATTGAGATGCCTTCCTGTGCTAGGTAGAATCCCCAGTTATCTCCTGGGTAAATCTCAACTTTTCCATTTGTAAAGGTAATCTGGACTTTTTCCATTTTACACTTCCTTTCTTTTATCTAATCTTTCTTTATACTTAGAGCCTATCACTAGCTACCGACATTTCTGCCCATTTTACAAGACATTTCTATACAAACTTTTACCCTGTTTTTTGTAGGGTATCTACAACAATTGCGACACGCCCGACGCCGTGCGCCACTGTGGATAACCTGTGGATAACTCCGTTATGAGAATGTTATAAGACACGCTGAATTATCTCCCCCGAATGTCGGTGGTTTGTGATAGGGTTTTAGTAAGTCAAAAGAAAGGAAACCAAATGGACTTGATGTGTATCTACTGCGAAGGTGTCTACACTAGCGATACAGTTGTGTGCCACAGCTGTAATGAATACAAGGGGCTTATGCCACTAGATTCAGCTATTGACTATCTAGACCTTGACCCTAATGACTTTTCATAAATGTCATACCCCCATGCTAGGTTTGTAGTAATCGGAAAGGATACCTAATGAAGCAATCAGTAATCACAGACACCACCATAACCACCATTGTGGCTAAGGCAGAGGACATCATCGACAGACCTCTAACCTACATGGAAGGTGCTCTCATAGACTATGTTGTTAACCAGATTCGTTTTGGATTGGTGGAAAAGTAATGATGTTTTATAACGGATTCAACTTGCTAATTGACCTATTGTTAGTTATACTGGCGTATGAGGTTGGAATGTATTTTGGAACTAAGAGAGTAATTGAGAGGACAAAGAAATGACCGAAGAGATGTTTGATGAGTGGCTAGATGATGTTTACCCAACTTACAAAATTGCTGGCGTAGAACTATACCCCTCGCAAATACTAAAGAACTGCGACCCTATCGCATACAGAATTGCCCTATCAGAAATTGAGGATGATGAAGATGACAATTGAAGAATTAGAAACTTTGATTTATCAAATTGACCTAATGCTAACTGATGATGTTAGCCAACTATTCACAACACCAGAGGAGAACTAAATGGAATTGTTTTTGATTTTTGTAATCGTTGGTATTGCTATTTTTGTTGGAACTTCACTTGCCGCAGTTTTATTTCTGCTACAAGAAAACAACAGGCTTGGCGAAGAGCTAGAAAAAAACCAACCGCCTTTCTAAAACGACACGCCCGACAGGGGGCGCCAGATCTTGATCCAAAAGTCAATTACGTAGTCTATTAAAAATGTCCTAAAATTTACCCTGAAATGTCAGTGGTTCGTGATAGGATTATCCTATGTTAGATAAAGCCAATGAAGCTAGACGCAAGGCAGAAGCCCAAGCGTTGTTTCAGACTATGCTAAAGGCTAAGCATACTGTAATTACCCCTAAGCCTAATAAAGGAACACGGCAGTCTACCAAAAGAAAGGCAATAGATGAGCAAAGTCTATAATTGTTTTGACTGTAATAAACTCACCAGGGACTTGTTGGAATTCAAGACAATAAATGTCTGTGGCAGATGTTATGCTGTTAGAGCTAATCACCCCTCAGCAAGAAAGTTGGTAAAGTAATGTTTGAGAATGTAATCAATGAGCAGGCTATCCTAGACCTTACCGAAGAGCAGGTAGTAGCAATTATGGAATTGCTAGAGAAAGCAGGATACTAGTGTTAGGACAACTAAGCATAAGCTTTTGTGATACCTGTAATGAGTTTGCAATGGTGTCGGTGGTAGATGGTAAGCTAATGGTTCAGTATTGTGATTGTGAAGTAGAAACTCTAGAAGGAGAATAGAAATGGGATACGCAACAGCAGTTGGACTTACAGATACAGACCTAACTCTATCAGACCAAATTAGTATTCACTTTAGTAGTAATTGCTATCCACCAATTCCCAAGGTAATGATTCCTGTAGCAGTAGCAGCTATTGACGCTTATTGGGAAGATGACTACTCTCGAATGATACCGTTGCCTGATGGCGTAGAGTTTAGAGATGGTTCAACAAGCGTGTCTGCCTCACAAGCTATTGAGTCTTTGAGACTTGATGCTTGGTGTTTGGAAGAGTAGACCCTACAGGTCCCTCGAAAGAGGGGCGCACCAGATCCTGATCCATAAGTCAAATTAAGAAACGTTTAAGAAGCCCTTGAAAATGTCCTAGGGTACTGGTATAGTTTTACCATACAAAGAAAGCAGGCCCCTATGCTAATTCGTTCTAAAGACCGAAAGGTTACTAATGCAGTATCTCCAAATGGTAAAACGCCAACTATTGCGAATACTTTTGGCCTTCCTTCTGGGAAAGCTTATTCCTGCCCTGGAGCAACAAGTGTATGCGAGAAAATCTGTTATGCGGGAAAGCTCGAAAAAGTATTCAAAGGTGTAAAAGCTGTACTGTTGACTAACTGGGACCAACTAAAAGACGCCAGTCAAGAACAAATGGAAGCGCTACTATACCAAATGATAGATGAGTTCGACAAGGATTGTGATAAAAGGAATGCTGAAAGACTTTTTCGTATACATTGGGACGGTGACTTTTTTAGTGATACTTATACAGTGGCTTGGCGCAATGTAATCAAGGCATTCCCTAAGATTCAATTCTGGGTATACACTAGGTCAGACTTTGCAATTCCTATTCTTACTGGTATCGATAACTTAGCGCTTTACTTCTCAACCGATGATGACAACTGGCAGCTGGCCAGTGAATTAAAAAAGAGTACTGGCGTCAAGCTTGCTTATCTTGCTAACAACTTTGCAATGGGTAAAGAGCGGATGTTGTCTATCACCGTCAAGTCTGCAATACCGTGCCCTGAGAATTCCAAGAAGCTACCGTTAATTAGCGACAAAGGTTCTGCATGTGTGACTTGCGGACAGTGTGTGTTTGCTCGGAATGACATTCTTTTTAGTGCAAGTAAAACATAATCTCATGCTATAGGGGCATGTAAAACGTAGGTCCCCTGTTATATCCTTTCTTGGGGATCTACACGTCCTGGCTACGACGTAAAACTGGCCACAATCAGGCGCACCAGATTTAGCAGCAGTAGTCAAGTTTAAGAAGATAACGATTTGCCCCCCGAATCGTTATAAAATAATTGCCTCAAACACTATACAATGTCGGTGGTATCCGCTACAATAGACCTATCAACAAAAGTTGGTAAATAATCAAACAAGACCCTCTGGGTTGGAATAGGAAGCAAATGTCAAACGCAACTCTAACTGTTGGCTCACAGTTCACCACTCTAAAGTCTGGAGTATCAGGCACAATTCAGGAAATCGTAAACAACAAGAACGGAACCAAGCGTGTTCGTCTTGATGTAAACGGACAGCCACGCTGGACTACTGTAAAGTAATCTAATTAGTGTAGTGGCGTTAGACTACATAAAAGGGTGAATCAGAGTCTATTTGAGAACCCCTGCCACTTTCACAAATGTCATACCCCACCCCTATAATGTAAATACCCAAAAAGAAAAGGAAAACAAATGGCTAGAACCCTGTCAGTAAAAATCCCAACCGCAAAACTAATCGCAGATGTAGAGTCATCTATTGCTAAGATTGAGACTGCTATTGCTGAGTATGCTGAGAAGCGTAAGCAGTATGAAGTAGAAATCAAGCAGTATGAGAAAGACATTGTTGCTCACGCTATCAAGGCTATGTCAGACCCAGATAACATTGGAACAGAACACGGCTCTCTAGTTCGTGTATCAAGAGGATACAGCGGAAATGTGTCTGTTGATTTTGATGTTGATGGACTTGGTTTCCCAAAGAAACCAGAAGAGCCAAGCAGACCAAACGAGAAGACCTATTTTGGTCGTGAGTATCTAACTCGTAAGGAATTGCTAGAGCGTAATCTTCGTATTCTAAAGATGACCTCACAAGAGGAAGTTTCAGCAAGTTCTTACTCTGCTGTTATTGACCTAATCTAATCTTAGGGCAATCCCCCTGCTAGTCAGGCACAACGCCCGAAGCAACCTGAGTATGTTGTAAAACTGCTTCCACAAGTTGGCACAAATACTGCGTCTCTTAGACTCTAAAGCTGAAGCCAACATTTTCCCTGTGAAGTGATCTGGATAGATTGCTGGTAGCAGGGAAAAGTGGGGCGCCCCCCATTTTCGTTATCATATTGTTATTTATGATGACTAATTATTTTGCCCTGAATCGTTGACAATGTCGGAGGGTAGCCCTATAATTAGACTATTAGTAATCCCCCTAAAGAAAGTAGAAAACATGGCACATGAACTAGAATCAGTAAACGGACAGACTGCCTTTGCTTCACTCAGAGAGCCAGCTTGGCATGGCTTAGGCACAGTCTTCACCGAAGAAGTTTCAACTAACCAGATGTTGAGCTTGGCACACCTAGACAATTGGAATGTTCGCCTAGAAGATGTAGAAGTTCCAACTGGCTTTGCTTCAGACAAGAGCTATTCTTTTGTAGTCAGAGATAATCCTTTTATTGAAGACCAGAAAGACATTCTCGGTGTTGTCGGTGAGCGTTATGTTCCGCTTCAGAATGAGGACTTGTTTGACTTTGGCGACTTGATGTTAGACGGCGGTGGTCGTTGGGAAACAGCAGGTTCAATCAAGAATGGTAGACAGGTATTCGGTTCGCTTGCTCTTGAGCGTGAAACTATCCTAGACCCTAACGGCGTGTCAGATAAGGTAAACACTTATCTTCTAATCAACACTAGCCATGACGGCTCTGTTGCTATTCAAGCAAGTATCACGCCTGTTCGTGTTGTTTGTGCTAACACTCTAAACCTTGCTCTTGGTAATCGTGGTCGTGGTGGTTCTGTCAAGCAGTCATTCAAGATTAGACACACACAGACAGCTTCAGGCAAGGTTCAGCAAGCTCGTGAGGCTCTTGGCTTGGCTAATGCTTACATGGACAAGTTTGATGAAATGGCAAAGTCTATGATTGAAACTCAAATTACCAAAGACAAGTTTGATGAGCTAATTCTCAAAGCATACCCAAAGCCTGAGAAAGATTCCAAGGGTTCAATCAAGAAGTGGGAAACCAAGGTGGACATTCTTCAGGGTATCTATGTTGGTTCAACTAATGAAATGATTGCTGGAACTGCTTGGGGTGCTTTCAATGCTCTAACCGAAAGACTAGACTGGTATCGTTCGGCAAGAGGTGGAAACACAGAATCTATTCTGGCTTCTGCTTCTGGCTTTGACCCTGTAATCACAGCAGAGAAAAATAGATTGCTTCAGTTAGTTTTGGCTAACAGCTAATCAAAAGTCCTGGGCATGACTAAAAACTGCCCATCACTTACACTTGACACAGGATCAAAAAAGTGGCGCACCCAGGATAACGAAACCATAACAAGTTTACGACACACTTTAAGAACCCCTTGAAAATGTCCGTGGTCCGTAGTAAAATGGACACATAACAGGAAAGGAACCCCCAATGGACGAACAAGCAGCAGAAATTAGAGAAAACCTAGCAGACTACTATGCTAACCCAGAAGAATACAGCCTATCCGACTTCGAGGAAATCTTTCAAGATAGGGACCCCTTCGAGTTCTTATAATGTCGTAGGGTAATGGTAAAATTCAAAAACAACGAAAGGAAAACAAATGCCGTATGTAATGGAACAAACCAGCTATGTATCTGAGGATGGAAACTTTGGAACAGGCTACTTGCTAACATTCCCCTTTGACGCTTTGAATGAAGACCAATGGGATGTTCTGGACATTTTGCCAGATTCACAAAAGATGGAGTATGCTCAGGCTATTCTTGATGGACAGCCAGACCTATCAGAGTGGGAGGACTAATGCTAGACGTCTTAGAGATGGACTGGAGAATCGATGAGTATACCAATGAGGCTAAGGGCATTGCTTGGGATACCTGCCACAAAATCTATGTACTCATGGATGACGAGCAGGTAGCGCTTCAAAGGAGCTATGGCTATGGAGATGAGCCTGACCCAGACAGCCTAATCACAAGTGAGCAGATGACTGGTGATGAAATGAGAAAGCAAGTCATGGAGTGGTATCAGAAGTCTTGTGGCCTAAGGTTTATTTCAGCTGTTTCTACTAATCCTAGTTTTGGTGAAGATGGTTGGGTTCACATTATTAGTCAGTTTGAAGATACTGAAGATGACGAAGATGAGGACGACGAAGACATGTAGTGCATTCCCTTACTTCCTTTCTGGAATGTACTGCGGTCCTGGCCATGACCTAAAACTGGCTACAACTTTAGGCGCACCACATAAACGGATCAGTGTCAACAGTTTAAGAAGAATTAAGAAAACGTCCCGAAACCCCTTGATAATGTCGGTGGGTAGTAGTAAAATAATACTACCCAAAAGAAAGGAACCCCCAATGGGAACCAGAAATCTAACAGTAGTAAAAGACAAAGCAGGACAAACTAAGATTGCTCAATACGGACAATGGGACGGATACCCTAGCTATTCAGGTATTCAGGCTCTAGAGTTTCTAAGAAACAAAGACTGGCAAGCATTGCTACAGTCTAAGCTAGACCTTGTAGAGTTTGTTGGTGATGAGGAAGTAGATACGCTGTATAAGCAGTATGAGACTACTGATTGGGAGAATAAGGATTTCCTAAACGCATACCCTGGCCTACACAGAGATACTGGTGTTGGTATCCTATCAGTAGTTGCTAATGCTACTGCCCCTATCAAGAGTGTTGATAATACAGAGTTTGCTAAGGATGACTTATTTTGTGAAGGTATCTATGAGGTAGACTTCAAGACTAATAAGTTTATTACTACCTATGCTGACAAGGTTGTTGAGTATGACCTTGATACCCTGCCAACAGACGAAGAATACCTAGCCCAATGGGA